AAAAAACCAAGGGACGTTGCCGTGACCCAAGTTGTCCCGTCTTTCGACAAAGACGGCAACCTGAACCTGCCGCAGTACAACGGGCGTGATTGGGTGTACAGGCAGCAGGCGGTAAAAATGAGTTTCCCATATTGCAAATACGGCGAATACGCAGAATTCGGCGCGTATGCGGGCAAGATGATTGCAGGAGCAGCGGAAATAATCTTTGTAATTATCGTCCTTTTAAAGGCAATTAAAACAATCTAGGTGCGTGATGAATGAACCCCGAAACAGAATTTTTAACAGCAGCAATTCCAGGAATGTTTATAGCATTGTCGTTGCTGCTTTTGGCATACAAACAGTAGCCTTGGCGGATGTTGCCATGCCACCCCCCGCGCAACATCAAAATGCCTCGTTTCCAAGTGAGCAGGCGTTGCGGAACATGGGGTATAACCCTGATACAGGCGTTTGGCGTGTGAACTCACAGAATACAGGTAGAGCCGAAGTCAAGAAAGACGGAGGCACAATTACAGGCAGTCAGCCGAAGACCGTAACGGCAACGGGCGTTCACGGAGAGAAGGCTGTAATAAATACAAAACAAACACAAAGCGTAAATATTAATCGTCTAGAAACCGTAGCAGGTGGAACGCTTGCAGGATTAACCGCAGCAGGCGGTGCAATCGGTTCAGATTTTGCAGCCAGCGCATATAAAAGTGCAAAAGAGGGGGATTGGGGAGGTTTTGCTAGAGATGCTTTTGGTGCAGTTTTAGAAGGTTTATCTAAACTTGATTTCACAGGCTTAGGCGGTGGAATTAATCAATTTTTAGATAAAACAGGTATTAGAGAGGGTGCATCGGCAGGACAATTAAATCAAGCCTCCGCCAAAGTCGCCGCAGCCCAAGCCCAAGCAGAACGAGCAGGCGATTTCCGCGCAGCCGTAGCCAACGCAGCGGCAGCAAAGGCGGCAACCGCTGCCGCACAAGCGGAAAAAAAAGCAGAAGCGGAAAAACAAGCAGAAAAAGAAGCCAATGCCAAAGGGCTTTACAGATATGATATTGTTATTAAATTTAGTAACAATAAAAACGGCACATATTATAAAAATTATGTTGCATATTCAACGAAAAAAAACGATAGAGCTTGGGGAAGGATACTAATTTCAAATATTTCATGGTGGAATTTTAATAATACAGATACTGCAATTTTTTGGTTGGGACAAAACTTCACACCCAAAGAGATAGAAGTAAAATTTAATATTCCAAAAGATACATATTCGTTTATTGAAATGAGTTCTTATACGGCAGGCAGCCCCGATATTCCCGATGATGCCAAGAGTGCCGGTCAGGTCAATCCGTCAGATTTTGTTCTAAATCAAAAAGAGATTATGGACATTTTGAGCCGCATGTTGGAAAACAACCAAACCAACCATGCAGAGCTGATGAACCAGCTTGCAAAATTGGGCAACGTCGTACCGAGTGCCACAACCGCAAACAGTTTTGCCCCTGCAACAGCATTATCCGCACCCTTCACTCCCGAAGGCTCGAACGTACCGCAACAGACCCTGTTCAAGCTGGACGACAAAGGCAACGTAACCGCAACCGCCATACCTCGCCCCGATTTGAAACCCAACAGCAGCCAAGCTCCTGCGCGGCAGTCCGTCGCACCTGCCCCAATTGCTGGGCATAACAACGTAACACCCGCACCAAGCGGACAGACAGGGGAGCAAACCGCGCCAAGCGCACATCAGAACCGTCCCGAAACGGAAGCAGGGGGTAATGCCCCTGAAAACTACGATTATGAAGACTTCATAATCCCTGAAAGAACCATAGACCTGGGGAAATTAAAACCCGTTGACGCATTTGCAACAGACGGCGTTTGTCCGTCTGGCGTAAATGTTCAAATGGGCGTGCTTGGCACGATTGACTTCAACTATGACGAAGCATGCCGCATTTTGAGGCTGCTCCGCCCGATTATCATTCTCGCCACGATAATAACCTGTTCGATGATGGCATATGCAGCCGTGAAGGAGCTTTGATATGTGGGGAAAACTCTTAACCGCCGTTTTAACGACATTCGCCGGTAAAGTCGTCGCCGCCCTCGGCGTGTCGTTCGTGTCCTACATAGGATTGAACGAACTTCAAGGCTATTTACTTTCTACCGTACAGCAGCAAATCGGGGGTATCCCCGAAGTTGCATTGCAACTCGCCTATATCGCAGGTATCGGCGTATCCCTTAACTGGCTGTTTGGCACGTTTGCGTTTATCGCTTCACTTAAAGCAGTTTCAAAACTGTCGGCATCAATGACGAAAGGATAATAATGCTGTACCTCATCACAGGAGTACCAGGTTCGGGCAAGACCCTGAAAATGATTTCAGACCTTATGACGCGCAAAGACCTCAAGAACCGCCCCCTATACCTTGAAGGCATACCCGAAGTAAAAGAAGACGTAATACCGCATCTCCCGATACCCGAAGGGGAGAGCATGCAAACTTGGCACAAGTGGGCACCGACAGGCGCGATACTTGTCATTGACGAATGTCAGCGCGTATTCCGCCCACGTCCAAGCGGTTCAAAAGTACCCGATTATGTGGCAGAACTTGAAACCCACAGGCACAAGGGCATAGACATCTTTCTGCTGACACAGCATCCGCGACTGATAGACGCAAATGTGAGAAACTTGATAGGGCATCATTGCCATATCAGTAAAACTAATCTGGGCGTTCGCCGCATGGTCGAATGGAACGCATGCGGAGACCCGCAGAACCGCAAAAGCATCGCCGAAGGCGTGAAGAGCGTGTACACCTTGGACAAACGCGCATTCGGCGTGTACAAATCCGCCGAAGAACATACCAAAATCAACACGCGGCTTTCACGCGTTGTCTATATCGCCCCCGTTGTCCTCGCCGCCATACTCGGCGCAGGCTACTACCTTTACAGCAATTGGCAGACCCCCGACAAGGCAATAAAAGCCGCGCCAGTGGCACAGACTGCCGAAACGCTGCCGCCGCCCTATGGCGGAGGAAGCGGGACGGCAGTCCAAGAGCCGCAAAGCATCGCAGAGCCGCAGGGGGGCAAGACACAGGCAGAGCAGGAGGCAGAACGCAAAGCCGCGTTTCTAACAGAGGACGACTACCGCCCCCGTATAGAAGGCAGACCCGAAACCGCCCCCATTTATGACGGCATGAACAAAGCCGTAAAAACCATGCCTTACCCCGTAGCCTGTGTCAAATCAGAAAACCGCTGCACCTGCTACACGGAGCAGGCAACGCCGATAAAAGACATACCCAAATCCCAATGTCTTGATTACGTTGAAAACGGCATATACAATCCGTACAAAGAAAGTAACCGATTAACGACAGAAACCACGACACCGAAGGCAGAAGCACCGCAGGGAGGCAAAGTTGCCGTAATGGGCGGCAAGTCGCAGCAAAATCTCATGTACGACAACTGGGATGAACGCGGTAAGCCTTTTGAAGGAATTGGCGGCGGCGTGGTAGGAGGTGGGACATGAGTCCGGGTATTGCATTTTTTTTAGGAATTTGGGCGGCAACAACTTATGAGCGTAAAGGATGGCGCGGTTTTTTAAAGTTATTTGTTTTACCTATGCTTGGTTTATCACTTATAGGCGCATTGGTTGTATTAATCGCCTCGCCTCAGTAACCTTTACCAAGTCAGGGGGAGGACGTCCAGAAAGATTTGTAAAGACAGTTTCATCGTCTTTATAAATCTTTTTGGATACCCCTTGACGCTAACCCACCCAAAAACGCTTTAAAGAAGGGTTGGTGCGGTTTTTTGCACCAACCCCTGCCACATGGCGAATGTCGCCGAAGGCAAGCACACGATAAGCTTCAAGCCCTGAATGAGTAAATCAGCCCATTGAGGGCTTGGCGTTTGACGAAACCCCAAGCAAAACCCCCGAACCCGTATAGACCTCATACAATCAGTATGTAAAGTAGAATGGGACGGGGGTTTTACCGCATTAGAAGTTTGAACACTATTCAGGGACAAAGAACCCGTATTCATAAGGCAAAACGCAATGCACCTAGGTATAGACGTATCAAAGCAAACATTAGACTGCTGTCTGATTTCAGACGGCATTTTTTATGAACGCAAGTTTACGAACGACAGAGCAGGCATAGACAAGCTTCAAATATGGCTGCAAGAACATGGAGCAGACAGTAATCTGCACTGCTGTTGCGAAGCAACAGGCACATATTACGAAGAATCGGCAAAAGCAATTGCCAGTCGTTACAAAATGAGCGTAGTCAACCCACGAACCATTAAAGGATTCGGAACGGCGGTAATGAACCGCAGCAAGACCGATAGGCAGGACGCACGGCTGATTGCACGTTATTGCCAAACCATGAACCCCGAAGAATGGAAACCTCCGGAATCAGCACACAGACAGTTGCAAGAGCTTGTAAGTTATATCGCCCGAACCAAACATCAAAGGGCTTCCGAACAGACCAAGTACAAAACAGCACCCGACTTAATCAAACCCCATATCCAAGAAACAATAAACCATTTCACAAAACTGATAGCCAGCCTTGAACAGGAATTGCAAGACTATTACCGAGACAATCCAGAACAGGACAAACGCAGAAAGACACTGAAAAGCATAGACGGCATCGGTGAAAATTCTGCCGCAGCTCTTTGTTCAATCATCACAGACCGATTCACCCACGCCAAGCAGCTTGTAGCCTATCTAGGACTTGACCCCAAAGAACACCAATCAGGGACAAGCGTCAAAGGCAGGACGCGCATCTCAAAGATTGGCAAATCAGAAACAAGAGCGGCGTTGTATATGCCTGCCCTTGTAGCTTACCGAATGGGCGCATTTCCCAACTTTACCGCAAGGCTTGAAGCCAAGGGAAAGCCGCCAAAACTCATTATCGTAGCCATCATGCGTAAACTTGTCGTCATAGCTTTTCATCTTCTGAAAAACGGGGAGAATTTCGACAGAAGCCGTTACCGCTGA